GATTCATGCCCAACAATGTTCCATGTGTCTATTTCCTCATCCGTCAGACCGATCCACTCCCTACGCGGCGGGGCGGCGTAGAGAGGATAATTTCTAAATGGCGTTCTGTATCTTGAAACGCCAACAGTAGTATCTGGGGTATGGCTACTAAATTTTAGCGATCCTAAATCTACAAACGCCACAGGTTCCGGTTCCTCAACTGTTAAGGATTCCTTAATAGCTGGTTCCGCAAGCGTTTCACGCAAACCATCAACCGCTGCATCCCATTCCCGTTTAGAACCGTCCGATAATTCTGCCGCGATCATGGCTTTATATGCCGCTTGCGCGGCGGCTCTCAGTTTGTCGCTCATCATTCACCCTTTCTGATTGCTTCGGCTGCGCCAGTTAAGATGTGGTGCGCGTACATCGAATTAAAATTACCGCGTTCCTCGCACACCCTCGCGCACCGTTCACGCTCTTTTGCCACAGCCTCGGCTATGGCAGCTACTCCGCTGGCGTATGCTTTATCGTAAAAATCTCTCAACACTTTTATTATCTCAACGTAGTCACCCTTAAGCCCATCAAGGGCTTGCTCAACTGCATAAGCAAATTTTCTTTTGTCGTTCAGTTCCTCTTGTGCCTCGGCAAGTTCAGCGGCAGTCGTAAACTGGTCAATATTACATAACCGCAATTGCTCTCTCGCTTCGGCAAGTTCGCACTCAAGCCGTTTAACATCACCCTCGGACGCAATCACCGCACGCTCTAACAACTCAATCCGCAAAGCCTGTTCTATGTAACTGGGTATTAGTCTGCTCATTTCTTTTCCCTTGCATCCATCTCGCGCAGATCGTTCGCAGCATCACTGACGCCATGCCAATCTTCCTGCCGCACCTTCATTAGCATGTATTGAATCAATATCTCGCGGTCGGTCATTTCATCACCTCAATGCCATAAATCAGAATCAGCGCAAAGATAATCATCAGGCCGGTTACGCCAGCATCGAAAAAACCCTCACGATAGCAATGCTTGCAATGCGGCGTATGGATCTGCCAGCCTTTTTCTTTGCCGTAAACATTTTTCCAGTCAATCATTTGTAGATCCTCCGATCTTTCACCGCCAGAAAAGACACGCTTTTGCGCTCAAAACAAGATTTGCATTTCCAGATCCTGCGCGTGCCTTTTGTGATCTTGACCAGCTTGTAGCCGGCTTCTCGGCGGCAAGACTGGCACACCGGGGCGATCATCGCCGGGCTTTCTTGACGTTGTTAAGCCCCAACACCTGTATCTCATAGCGACGCATCGTGGCCGACACGTCGGTGTGCGCGACGGGCGTCGGCACAAATGCGTTGTTTCGGTCCATGATGTAAATGTTGCGGGATCTCAAGTAAGCAATTGCGGCATTGAGTTTTTCGTTCATGATTTCCTCTCATTCCATCTTTGGATTGCAACTTCAAGGGGCTGGTCCAAGTCGGCATGAGGGCCGATCATCTGGCATTCATCGCAGGTAATCGCAATCACATTAAGTTTAACTTCGTCAACAACCACGTCATCATTGCCGCAAAATGGGCAGGTCAGGATGACGATCTGGCGTTTCTGGCGCTGCTCTCTGGCAGTTTCCCAGCGGTCGAGATCCTGACTAAATTCACGCTCAAGCTGATCAAAGGCGTTTCTGCTCATTTTGTCACCTTTTTGGTTTTTGTCGGTTTGTTGGCTTTTTCCCACGGCAGATCGTCGACCAGATCCTTGAAATGGTCAACCGGCTGTGCTGGCGTAATGTCGCAGTCAAACTCCGTCTTGATGGCAGTCAGAGCAAAGTCTCCCAGCAGTGACTTGTCGGCCAAGTTAGTTATATCCAAACTGGTATAAACAGGCTGGGCAAACTCGGCGCCGGTGATCTTGTTGCGGTAGGTCAGCAAATTATTGCTGGTCGCATCCATCAATTCCGCAAACCGGCCGAGCAGCGTCGGAATGTGGCGGTGCTCTCCGCATCCGGCACGCTGGGCGGCTACATCCATGTCAGGTTTGCCCTGTGCACACGACCAGCGGGCGTTTCCGTCAATTTCAGGGGTGCTGTGGGCGCAGGTTCGGCAGCTCACGGCGGGTGCTTCTGTGCCGTAGCATTGATCCTTAAACCGGCAGAATTTGCAGGCAAAGGCGTCAGCGCTGTCGGCCAGCGTCACCGCGGGTTCCGGCGCCGTGATGATGCGCTCGGCGCGTTGGATGGCCAGATTGAAGGCATCTTTGTCAAACTCGATGCGCTCACTGTGAATGTCGTCAGTATCCTTGTTGACCATCAAATACATGGCTCGCGTCAGGCCAGCCCAGCCCATGTATACTTGCATCTGTTGCCAGTGTTGCGGCTTGGCCTCCTTTACGCCTTTTTTGACCATCACGGCAAAACTCTCGGCGTTTGCGGTCTTGAATTCGAGCAAATGCGGCGTTTTGGGCGCTTCCGGCAAGCCCAGGCCAACACCGTCCAGGCTGCCTGCAAAGTGGCCGCCAACGTCTTTGTAACGCCATTGGTTGCCGTCTGCGTCTTTATCCCATACCTCGACACCTATGGCACGCAGATCCGCAATCAGGCGCGGTTCTTGGTGGTTCCCGCTGTCAAATAACCTGAGCATCCGGCCGTCGAAATCTGCCGGTTTTGCCCAGCGGAAACTAAGCCACAAGGCGCGATCACACGGGTTTCCTATTTCTGATGCCCCCAAATGCGGCCGACCGCCTTGATCTGCCATTTTTTCATAATGTTTAAAAATAGCTGTGCGAGTGCTATTTTGTGGCTCGGGTATATTCATATATTCCTCCATGTTTTTCTATTTACTATTTCTGATATTCTGTTTTGCGTTGTGCAAAACATTTTTGCTATTTGAGTTTGATTTATTCCTTCTTTATGCAAACTTCTTATTTTTAAAATGTTTTCTTCAGAAAATTTTGCATTGCTATTATTTGATCCTAAATTTTTACCTTTTCTCATTTTGCTAAAAAGTATTTTAAGATTATTTTTTTTACTAACATTACTCCATACATTTCGTTTTTTAGAAATCATATCTTGCATATTTTCAAGATGTGTTCCCAATCTAAGATGATCTGGATTTACACATGATGGAATATCGCATGAATGCAAAATACATAATCCATTTGGAATTGATCCTTTATGTATAACAAAACTTACTCTAGATGCTATGTAAGTTTTTTTTGATATACGAATTGATCCATATCCTCTGCTGGATAATGCCCCCATCCAAATCCAGCACCCACTGAAAGGCACCGGAATTGTTTTCTCTATGAACCTTTCAGCAAGTGTTTTCATGATTACTTCTTAGACCACGGGGCCGCTGCCGCGACCTTGCCAGTGGCAAAGGCGGCGGGTGCTGCGATTTTGGCTTTAGGCGCCGGTGCGCCTGTGGCAGTGCTATAGCCTTTGATCCTGTTCGTCATCTGGCCCGACTGCGGGTTCATTTCCTGCACCACATCCACGGTCAACGGGATATTGTGCAACTCCTCAGAATCACCCGGCTCGAGCACGCCAACGCAGTGACAAATGGCCGACAGCTCGCGCTCGGCGATCTGGACCGCCGTGACATTGGGGTTCACCAAATTGAGGCGAGTCCAGAGTTTCCGGCCGCTGTGTTTGGTGTCGCCGATGACTTCCATCGTTAGCATGAGATACTCGCCTGTTCCGGCTTTGGTGTCTTTCATCTCTGAATCCGTGATGATCACTTCGTAGCGACCGGCGGGCAGGGCGTCAAACGACTGTTGCGGCTCGATGTTTGCAGCATTAAAATTATTAAGTGAGGCCATGATTATTTTCCTTTTGATGGTTTGATTGTTTCGGTTGTGGTCGTCATTGCGTCTGCCAGTGCTGACCAGTCCAACGGCAGTGAATCGGGTAGGCTGTAGCGGTTTTTGGCAAGGTAGGCCGGTTTCTCGGACGTGTAGAGCAGGCGTTCGCCGGTGCTGATGCCGCGGCTTACTTTGTTGTTGAATCCCACATCTGACGATTTCACGATGGTCTTGTAGTTTGCAAAGCCCACCACGTCGCACCATTCCTGCACCAGGGCGCTGCTACGGGCTTGCAGCTTGGGCTGGTATCTTTCGTAAGGCTCAACTTCTGGCGAGTCAAACCGCTTGATCTCGCAGTGTGCCAGCAGGATGCTGGCCATGCCTTTGTTACGCAGGGCGGTCAGATC